AATCCCTATGGATGTCAAGATCACTTATGGGTCTAACGTCCGTTGGATAAAAGCTGGTGACAAAGTAAACGTCACAGACATGACGGTTACAGGAACCCTGACTGTCGGTGAAGATGCTGCTGGTTTTGATTTCTCTCTGTTCTCTTCTGACACTTCTGGAGATGGTCTTACTTGGGACGCATCTGAAGAGGTGCTACAGATAACAGGTAAAGACGGTAATACATCACTCGATGTGTTAGACGGTGATGTAAGGATAGTAGACAAGCTTTACTTCTATGACAGGGGCGGAGAGTACCTGTCTTCAGATGGGTCAATTCTAACAATAACTGGAGCGACAACTGTTAGCGGAGGAATTACTTCAACCGCAGCCAGCAACACTCTTGGTGCTACTTCATTTAATGACGCTGATATTACTAATGTAGGCGACATTGCACTCGACTCAATCAGCGCAGATGGCACAGATATAAATGTTGCTGTAAGCGACAACTCTGCAACGGCTTTGACAGTCAAGCAGGGGTCTGACGCTTACCTGATTATCGACACCGCTAATAGCAGCGAATCTGTATCTATTGGCACAGGTGTTTCAGGTACTGCAATAACGCTAGGTCACAGCACTTCTGAGGTAACTGTTGCAGACAACCTGACTGTCACAGGAAACCTAACTGTTAGCGGAACGCAAACAATCGTTGACACTGTAACCATGAACGCAGCCAACGCTGTTGTGTTTGAAGGTGCTACAGCAGACAACTATGAAACAACACTAACAATCGAAGACCCTACAGCAGACCGAACTGTTGTTATCCCTAACGTGTCCGGTACTCTTGCGGTTCTGGCAGCAGATAGCGACACCGCTATTACTTCAACTCCAGCCGAACTAAACATCCTTGACGGAGTAACTGCTACAGCATCAGAACTCAACCTGCTAGATGGCAATACATCTGTAGGCGGGTCAATCACAATAGCTGACACTGATGGCTTTGTTGTCAACGATGGCGGGACGATGAAGACAATCCCTGCCTCAGACATCAACACGTATGTTGGAGACACCGACACAACCTACACCCCCGGTGACGGTCTTGACCTGTCGGGTACAGAATTTTCTGTTGATCTAAAATCTAATGGTGGTTTAGAAATACAAAGCACAGAACTATCTGTTGCTCAAGGTATTTCTCAGTACGACGTTGCACAGTTTGCAGCAGGTGTTGCCGATGATGACTTTCTACGAATAGACGGGACATCTGTAGAAGGACTGAGTGCAGCCGAAGTTGCTGCTGCTATTGAAGCCAACATTGATGCGGTAGGTACGATTGCTTCGGGTGTATGGCAAGGGTCTGCGATAGCTTCCACTTACATTGCTGATGCCTTTCTAAAGAACGACGCAGATGATGCCACAACAGGGACAATTACTGCTGCTGGATTTACTGCTGGTGATGCTGGACAGGTTTATTTTTCAGACACAGCACCAGCGTCAGACCACACAGCCACAGGTGTAGTTATTTCTATAGCATCAGGAGAGTCTGTTGCTGCCTTCAACGCTGTCTACATCCGTAGCGACGGAGAGGTTGGTCCGGCAGATGCGGACGCTGCTTCAACAATGCCAGCAATCGGTGTTGCGTTAGAGGCAAAGGGTGACGGCGAAGCAACCAAGATATTAGTTTCAGGTGTATTGCGTGACGATACTTACAACTTCACACCGGGGGCTGACTTGTTTATCGGCACTACAGCGGGTGAGATAACTGCAACTGCTCCGTCAGGTAGCGGTGACACGGTTCAGAAGATTGGCGTGGCTTTGACTGCTGATTCAATCTATGTGAACTTCAACACGACTGAGGTTCTGCTTGCCTGATATATCCAAGATAAATAACGTCGAAGTTGCCAACATTTCCAAGTTGGATTCGATTACGTTTGCCGACGGTCAGAAGGTCAACAACCAGAGTGTCAGTCTGATTACAGACGCTCATACGTTTATCAGTTCGCAGACAGCTTCTTCCAGTTCGTCCCTGTCGTTCACCTCTGGCATCGACTCAACCTACGATGTGTATGAGTTCCACTTTATAGATATGCACCCTTCATATAACTCAGACTATTTTGGGTTTCAAGTAAACGCAGCAGGGCAGTCGGGTTTCAATGAAACAATAACCAGCACCATGTTTCGTGCAGTACACAATGAAAGTGGCTCCACTGGCTCGCTGGAATATCAGGGGGGAGGAAGTCCTTATGACCAAGCACAAGGGACTTCATATCAAAGTATGGCTTGGTGGGTTGGGGCAGATAATGACCAAAGCGCATCGGGGATTCTGACGCTGTACGCGCCATCAAGTACCACTTACGTCAAGCACTTTACAAGCAGGGCAGCATACAGCCAACACAGCAATTATATTTTCGATGCTCATGTTGCTGGTTACATAAACACGACTTCCGCTATCGACGAAATTGACTTCAAGTTTAGTAACGGAAACATCGACGCTGGTGAAATCCGAATGTACGGGGTAAAAGGCTAATGGCTCTTACACTGATTTCTGAACACAACATCACATCAGCAGTATCGAGTTTAGAAATTACGTCAGGGATTGACTCAACCTATGACCTATACGAGTTCCATTGCTACAACCTAGTAACGGGTACTGCTTGGGACGGAAAATTTAGCGTTCAATTTAATGCTGCCAGTGGAGGTAACACCAGTGGTTTTAACCAAGTAATTACTTCTGCCGTAACGTATGCCCAGCATAACGAGGCTGGCACTAACATTGGCTGGTCATTCAAAAATTCTTGGGACGAATCTAGCGGCACAAACACAAATATGATGAGTTTGCATAATGAACAAGTTTACCAGTCATTAACTAGAGGTCAGTTTTCAGACACATCTGGAAATGATGGCTATACACCTGACCCGACAGACTATCTTGTTCCAGACGGTACAGGCTGTGGGATTTTCAGGCTTTATAACCCGTCAAGCGATACCTATGTCAAACATTTCACAAGCGATTTCAATTGCATGGGCGGGGTTAAGGCTGCTGCCAATATCTACACTTTTCATGGTCAGGTTGGGGGTTACGTCAACACCACAGAACCAATAGATGAAATAAAATTTTATTACCATAACGGCACTTGGGGCAGCGGTACGGTTTACATGTACGGAGTATCGTAATGCCTCTAATAAAGATTGAAAAACAAACTGTAGTGTCCGCAGACTCAGCGACAGCAGTTGACTTTGAAAGTTTAGGGACAGCGCACGAACTTCTATTTACGTGGGTCAACTTTTACCCGACAGGCGGCTCCGACGATACGTTATCTTTTCAAGTTACAACATCTAGCTATGCCTACGCTGCACCAATTCAAAGCGTGTATCACAGGGCGTATCACAACGAAGCTGATTCGACTGCAAATCTTCTGGCGTATAGCTCCGGGTCACAATCAAACGATACTGGGTTACAGTGGATTGGAACGTATGTTGACCAAGACCAAGCTGACTCATCGGGGTCAGGAGAACTTAGGCTTTTTAGCCACACCAGCACAAGCCTTGTCAAAAACTTTATATCAAGGTCAAATACTGAAACTGGCTCGGCAACACTCGATGCCCACGTTGGTGGTTACATAAACACAACTGAGGCAATAACAAAAGTTCGATTTAAAGCATTAGCCGGTGGTACGTTTACTGGGGTATTTACCCTGTACGAATACACCACTTCATAGGAGATAATGATGCCTACTCTTGAACAATGGAAAACAAACCTAAAGAACGACAACCCGACACTCAATAAAATGGTAAATGGCGAGTTGATTGCTCTCTCGCCTGACGAGTACAGCAAGACGATTGATGAGTGGGCGCAGAACTCCTTCAACCAGCAGCAAGAAAACGATGTACGGGAGAACGGTGGAGCGTCTGCTAACTACGCTGCGTACCGCAGGGAAGCCTACGGATCTATCGGCGACCAGCTAGACATGCAGTACCACGATTCTGTAAACGGCACGACAACATGGCAGGACCACGTTGCAGCGGTGAAAGCTAAGTACCAAAAGCCATAGGAGGCAGTATGGAAATTCGAGTAACAGAAGAAGACCTGCGTAATCTTGTCAGGTCACAGGCAGTACAGCTAGCCGACAAAGACGCAACGATTGCTGCGTTGAGTCGCACAGTAACTGAGATGGAAATGACTCAGGCTGCTGAACAGAACGCTAAGGTTCAGTCTAAGAAAGACAAATAAAACAAATGGAAATAGCAAAGTATCCAGATGTAAAGGTAAATAGGAAAACTAAGCTAACCCCGTTTGTCTACAAATCAATTCTTGAATCGGTAAGTGAAGGCAATTGGACAACCACAGCAGCCCGGTCTGTTGGGGTTGACCCACGAGTAGTACAGCGGTGGGTTCAGGTCGGAAGAGGGGAACACCCTACAAGAAAAGCTGTTGAACCCTTTGTAACTTTTGCTAAAGAAATTGACAATGCCTTGGCAAAAGCAGAGCAGAGTTTAGTAAAAGACCTTCGCAGAGAAGAGGACTGGCGCGCCAAGGCATGGTTGCTAGAGCGTGGTCCATCAAGAGATCGTTGGTCGCAGAATGTTACAATCTCTGCGCAGCTAGCACCCGCTGCGTCTATCTTAGATGCTCTGCGTAGCAGGGCTGCTGCGACAGAAGAAGGCGAAGAGATTCAGCCATTACAACTATCAGAAGCAAAAGAGGAATCTAATGCCTAAAGTTGGAAAGCGAAAGTTCCCATACACCAAAGCTGGTATGAAGGCAGCCTCTGCTGCTCGTAAGCGTAAGAAGAAGTCTAAGACCACTAGACGCTACGGAAAGTAATGGCAGCAAATGGCGCGTACTCAATCAGGGTTTATAGAGTGCCCTAGTATTACTGTAGATGGGGCACAGGTTGCCAGTCGTGAACCTGTCCCCTTTTTTACAGACCCGGTAGAACTAAAATCTATATGGATTCAGGCTAATAAAGAAAACACCGGGGCGGTTAGCATAGGGGTAAACCCACTCTGTCCTGTACTTGAGCCGGGTGAAAGTAAGGAATTTATATATCGGCATGACGTTAAAGAATCGCCGGGTGCTGGACAAGATTTGCTAGCAATATTTGCCCATCTCAAGGACACTGTTTCTTACATAGCTATAACTGTTTAGGAGGGAAACATGGAAGAAATAAAACCAGAGGAGTTAGGAAAAGCGGAGGGTGTTGAAGAAACTTCTGGCGGTGCTAAAAAAGCTACTAAGCCTAAAAAGAAACCAGCGAAGAGGCGAAGTAAAGCTACGACTGCGAAAAGCAAACGACGCAAGCCTGCTGCTAAAACATTAGCACCAGAGCCTCCTCCTCCCCTAACGATTGAAGAACTCAAAGAGCAGGGCAGAGAAGCCAAGCAAGAAATAGTCAACGCTGTTGTTGAGCCTGCTGTAGAAGTTGTGGGTTCTCTGTCTCAGACTGTAAGAGACACAATCAGCGGAGCCTTTGCAGGGCTTCTTAGCCGTAAGCGTAGAAGGTAATGCACCCACTAGGCTGGATGTTCAAATACTTTTTCGCTTCAATTGTTGGCGCAGCTACAGTTGTGCAAGCGGTAAAGATAGCTAAGTTTGAATTGGGGAACACTGTTGAGGGACTAATATTTCGTCTCGGTGTTCACGATAATAAACACAAGAGGGATGATGACTAGCTTTGATAGTTCAGTCATTGGTGTCCGTCGAAACATTTTCGGTAAGATAAACAAACTAGGTGTTCTCAACTTCGGGAACACAAAGAAAAAATAAGAGGGCAACATGCCAAACGATCCAATCATCATAGGTATAGCAGTTATTGCTATCGCTGTTCTTGGTTACACAGCAATCAACGGAATGATGAACAGCGGTAAGGGCGACAAAGACAAGACCAACAAAGGCGCGTAGTCTATGAGCCTCTCCGCTTACGAGCGGGGGTTCAGGTTCGGTCAGCGGTTCAGGAACACCGTATTCCTGTGCATATTGGCATGGAGTATTGGGGCAGGGGCTACCTTCTGGTGGCATCCAGAGGTGTTCGCTTTCCTGCTTGCCCCCGCAGAAGAGATGCTGTCCCCCTTTGAGGGGAAGCCTACTTTCACAGCACCCCAAGATATGTTCGGCTCCACCCTGAGCCTGTCTATGAAGGGCGGGCAGTTCGTGGCGTTCCCAGTTCTTCTAGTGGGAGTGCTTAGTATGCTGAAGCCGTTTGTGCCACGGCGGTTTTGGCTATTCGTAACAACCTATTCAGCAATATCTATAGCGATGTTCGCGCTGGGTGCATCATTTGTTTTCTGGGTGATGATGCCAGTGTCACTCCACTTCCTTCTGAACTTTGGTAGTGGCATAGCTGTCCCTGTAATCCTGCTTACAGAGTACATGGCTCTACTGTTGAGCCTCTTGTTCTGGATAGGGATAGTGTTCGAGTTGCCTATAGTGATGCAGCTACTGGCTAAGTTCAGATTTGTCCCGTACTCAAAAGCTAGGACACTACGCAAGTGGATTGTTCCGACAGCGTTTATCTTTGCTGCTCTTATCACACCGTCACTAGACGGGACACTCACGTTCCTTGTTGCCCTACCTATCCTGATACTTTACGAGATGGGTCTAATAGCAGGGTGGCTAACTGACCGTGAGGGTAATTACTTTGCCGACTTGCCGATGGTTCAAAAGATATACAGGCTAATCATCAGGCTATACAGGTCAATAAAATCAAAGGTCTTACGGCTTGCCCGAAAGATAGGCAAAAAGATAGGGTTAGTGGTGAGGGCACTCCAACGTGGTGGCATGAAGGCTGTGCGGTGGTGGAAGCGGGTTACTAATTTGTAGGTCGTTCTGTTGCTCTCTGGTTGCAGGGCGACCGCCCTCTGCGCCTCTCGTCAGCCTCCGGCGGGGCTGGCGGGAGGTGTTAGTAATCCAAGGCTACGATGAAAAACCTGTTTGATTTACTGATTCTCTTCGCTATTTACGGAGCGGTCGCATACTTTGGTGTTGCGATATGCAATGACTGTTAAATAAAAAAGTACCCCGCCTCGGAGAATCAATAAAACAAGGCGGGGTACTAGACGGAAGCCTGTCCAACTTCTAGCAGAAAGTTAGTGTGGCTTCCATCTATGATATCACAGTGCTTACCATGTCACGACAATCTCTACTCTTTCCTCTCCTCTAGGGCATCGCCACTTTTGCAGGAAGATTCGGTCCACTTGGTTGTCATCCTCCCAAATCCCTGCTTCAGAGAGAGCGTCCATGACAGGCTTGAGTAGATTATCTGCGTCAGGCTTCTGTACGTGCGCTCCGGTGGTAGCAGCCACCTTCTTTGGCGTTGCCTTCTGCCACGGAAGGTACGCATCTACCATGATTCCTACTGGTACGCCCTTCGGAGCAGACTCAGAACCATGTGCTGCCCAGCGCACCTCGTCCATCCATGCCCGGACTTTCTTGTTGTTCGCCATGCTTGGGTGACCGTTCTTCATGATGATGCGGATACTCTTAGGCGCAGCAACACCGGGGACTGTCAGTCGAAGTTCAGTCATCTTTTTGCCACCACGGTTTTCCGACAAACGCTATCTGTCTAACGAACTTCAGGTAACGGTTGCAGTTAGGGCAAGTTGCCTTGATGTGCTGCCCAGATCGGCTGAACTCAGGCTTCACAGTTTCATTGCACCGTGAACACTCGATTGCCCTGTCATCTTCAACGACTTCTGCCTCTAATTCATTTTGGGTCATTGTGCTTCCTCTTCAGTCATTCTGTTTCCTCTCTCGTCCAGACTAGCCTCGGCTTGATGAACACCCCTGTTTCCATTGCGTACTCATACATCTTCTCCCCACGGCATAGCTTCCAAGCAGTACGCCCATCGAACTGGTTCTGGTATTCGATGATGTGAGTAGTGTCTGGGTCACCACCTGCGATGATCTTGGCAACCCACAAGATGTCATCAGTGCTGGTCATAGTTCAGCCTCAACCTTTGCGCTTGGTCGCCATCCGCAATAGATACAGGACAGCGCGTCTTCGATTTCATTACCTATTCCGAAATGTAATCGACCCTTACACTTCGGACATTGCGTTAGACCTTTTGTGTCTTGTTGAATAACAGGTCTTCTAGCAATCTTGTTCTGTTCGATCTTTGTGTACCGATGCTTGTTTCGTTCTTTACTCGCCAGCCGTTTGCACTCTCGACATACGGCGTATGTGTTGCCATGCTTGCGTTGCCAGTAAGTATTTTCGGTGGTCATCTTGTGCCCGGCAGGGCAGTTTTCCAATGGCTTCGGCATTCCAAATTTCCTCCTCACTTGGAATACATTCCAAACTGTTAGGACAGTTTTCTAATGTTGGTCTTGGAATCCTTGCAAGGTTCTAAACTGTTCACAGTATTCACTGACTAAGCAGTAGTTTTCACAGCGAGTGTTTGCACCCTTTCTGTGTTCAACTACCCAGCCTTCACTGAAGTTCTTTTCGTATGCCCATCTAACTGCTTTGACTTCAGTGTCGAACAGCTTGCGCGCTCTTGCACTGGTAGCGTTAGTCTTCAGCGCATACTTATCAGGCTTTGCCCAGCGTTCCTCATCGGTACATTCGGGCAGGTCTTCCTCACTAAAACCACCAAGCATGTCTCCCGCCATAGCCTGCTGATGTAACCGGACACGCTCTTCAATAAAAGCCTTGGCTACAGGCTCAGACCACAGCTTTACTATGTGTGTCTCTGCTCCTGTCTGCGGGTAGTTCTTGTCACGCTTGGCTTCTAGCTTGGACCAGTCACGATAGATGGCGACAATCTTTAGACCGTCTACCTTGAATCCATTCTCTCGTAGCAGGTAGGCGTACATGTTTAGCTGCTGCTCGTACTCTTCTGGAATAACGAGTTCGCCTGAGTAGTCACGCTTGAACTTGTAAGCAGTCACGAACTTGTAGTCGGATACAGTCCAGCCTTCTTCTTCAGTCAGCGTGATGGTGTCTGTCTGCCCAGAGATAGTCCAGCCCAATACCTCGGTGAACATTCGCTCCTCGGTCAGAGCATTGCGGTCATGTTCACCAGCGCGTTCTAGTAGCAGGTGTATAAGCTGCCCGTACAGAGCAAAGGTTCGCTCAGATACATCCTCTGTAATCAGGTCACCATAAAATTCTTTGAGTGCAGCCTGCCTTGGCGGGGTGAGCAGCCCGGTAACACTCCGGTCTGCCCTCCCCTTGCTGTAACTGTCATTCTCGACAGCCTTGACGAGAGCGTCAGGGAACCCCTTGATATTAGTTACAACTACCATTCAAGCTTCTCCACTTTTTCTGCGCCTGCATCCAGTGCAGCCTCAACCATTGAAGATTCTTCTTCTACTACTGGTACTAGCAGTGAGTGCAAGGGTTCAAGAGCCTCGTCAAGAGGGCGACCTTCTAAGTTAGAGGTCATCACATCCTTGATGATTGCCTTTGCAGCTTCAGGAGTAATCCCTAAAATCTCCTCAGACTTCCCTGCATTTTCTATTGCGAGCAGCATGTTTGCTGTCATGCCAAGAGCAGCAGGTCGGTTCTGATCGTAGGATCGTGCGACTGTAGCAGCAGGTGTTGCTTGAGCAGCAGGTGTTGCTAACTCTGTGGGTGACTCATCGGAAAGAGAGATGCCCCAGATTCTACGTGCTTCACCCTGAGTCCCATCTCTTTTCTTGTACTCTTCGTGGACAAGCTGTACGTTTACGATCTGACCTGCTTGGTAGTGAACCCCTGCATAATCAAGGTACTTCCTTTGGTCTTTATCGTACTCGCCATCTATGTTCCAGATTTTTCCGCCTTCATAGACCACGTTACCGTCTTCATCTAGTTTGTTTTTATCTTCTACAAACTTCAGACCGTACCCATACTGCCCGTCAAAGTCCCGCTCAACTGTCAACTTCTTGAACAGGAATACAGTGCGCCCTTCTTTGTACTTTGCTCCACCATGAGTGGTGTCTACGTCATGCGGAAACATATCTAACGGTATTGCTTTTATTTCTGGCATTTAGCTGTCCTCTCCAAACTCTTTGATAAAGAGTTCATAAAGTTCTTTGATCTTGTCTTGGTATTTAGCAACAGGCTGTGCTTCACCACGACCCCACCGCCTGACTAATTCAGCACTCGGTGTGTTGACAGCGTTTGCTAATTCTTTTGCCGACAACTGGGTTCTCAGTGTGGCAATCATGGATGTCATTGATACTGTGTTGTTCATAACAACTCCTTTGTTATTGATTCTTCTTGAGGTGTGGGTATTCGATATCACTGAACAAATCCGTGATGTGCCCAACCGGACACGAACTATCGTGTTCTAACTCGATATCAGATTCTCCAGCGTGGTTACATATATCGCACGTAACCCACACGTTGTGGGAAAGGGTTCCCTCGCTACCGGAGGAATGGTGGTTCAGCATCTCATCTGACAACACATCCCTCATACCGTCCAAGGCTCTCACTAAGCCTTTATCTACAGACAACATAATGATTCTCCTTCTGTAGTAGTGTCTAATAATTCTATCACAAATAGTAGTAGTTAGATATAACCTCTTTCTTACTGTTACACCTAGCCGTTACATCCCAACCCCTTAAGGGGTTTGGTTTGTAACGTCCTCGGGGTTAGCTGTGTACTGTCCATTAGGTAGTTGTATTACAAGCCCCCGTTGCTTGGCTCGTAGCAATGCCTGTCGGACAGTGTTGTTAGGTATGTCGAGTTCGTCTGTAATTTCTTTAGGCTCCATTGCCCTGTCTTTGATTAGGTACAGAATCCTGTCGGTCACAGATAACTTAGTAGCCAGCACCTCTGTTGTATTTAGGTCGGCTTCTGAGTAAGTAATCTTTGTTGCCCGGTCGAACTCATCTGACTCAAAGTCAGCCCTCAATCCCATCGTCTTCATGATGCCCGTGTTGTTGCCTTTGCGATGAGCAACAGCTAGGACACTGCTGTGTTCTGATTCAACCTCACGAGAACACTGGAAAATTGACCTCGCCAGATTAAAATAATAGACACTGCCGTAGGGTGTGCCATCCTTGTTCGCACTGCTCTTGGCTATGTGCGTAATGCCAATCGAAGCTATGCCGAAACTGCTCACTACCTGATGCCATACTCGTGCTGCTTCAGCATCATTGGGCGAGTGTTCACTCCCGCTACTGGCTACGAGTGAGTCGATAGCAAGCACCTCGATACGGTGGCGCGCTATCTCGTCAGAGATTGTGTCGGAATAATCGGCTAGTGCCCCAGCAAAATGCCGATAAACCACTGGCATTAGCAGGTCATCGAAGGTCATGTCCATGCCAGCTAACAGGGCACTACAGGTCTGGTAGAACTGAGTCTCGTTATCTTCCCAGTCACAGAACATGACACCCGCTGGCGCGCCGGGGTCTATGCCCGGTATGAACGCACGACCTGATGCCTTGCTCAGTAGCATAGCTATGACAAGTGTTGACTTGCCCTCACCTCCAGTCCCAAAGACAAGGCTTGCAGATTTGTCCTGCAAGAATGGTCTGATAGCCCAGCCCTGCTTCTCATCTGATGGCTTGAAGTAGCGCATGTCTATGCCAGAACCAGCATCGTCTAAGCTGGTGGACACAAGGTTGGTGATCTGGTCGAGTGCCATTGACCAGTTGACTTCTTTATTGCGTGTCTTGAGTTGTCGTATCAACGACTCACGACTTGAAGAAGACAACAGGTTCAATCGGACTGGACCATAGATAGCATCGGTGTGTGTCCTAAACAGGATGCGACAGTGAAGACCACTACTGTTGTCTGTGATTCTTGATAACTCACTTATCAAATCTTCATCAGCCCACCGGATAGTTCTCCGGTTAGCCACTGACTGGTCAACCACTGGTGCTGATAGTTCAGCCGATACGAACACATCCTCTGCTGGCACGTACCTATATATAGACTGGATCGTCTGGTCTAGTTCCCGCTCACCCATCGGTGGGTCACACGCCAATCGGAATGTCTCCAGTAACTGACGAGCAACGTCCATTGGGATGTGCTTACTGTTGAGGTAGCCAGCCAGTCGAGCAGCTACATCGTTGCGCTGACCGTCAGGTGCGCCCCCGGAGAGGTACTCGCTCACCCAGCTAGGCTGTCCAACATCACCCCAGCCTGCTGTATCGCCTGTGCGTGGACGAGAGGACTGTTTATTAGCCTTTGTGTACTCGACCAACTCGTCCCATCTGCCTAGTGGTAGGTTCTTGAACACCTCATACTTCTTGCCATCCACTACAGATGGTGGTGCTACTAGGTATCCATTCGACTTCCCGGTTCGGACATCAACCTTGGTGAACAGACCTGCTGTCTGGTCTAGCTGAGTGTCTGGTTCTAGCAGGATGTGAAATCCTCTGGGAGTTCTATGAGTCCGGCAGTCGGGTAGCTTCAGCCCTGCCAGAATGACTGCCTCTTCGCCTTCCCTTCCGTCGATGTCCACTGCCACGAAGGAATCACCGCAGGCGATCCCAACGTTAGCATCAGGGTGGTCCGTAAAGATTTTGGTTAGTGTCTCCTTGTCTGTCGTGGCAGACTTCGATCCGCTCGGCTGGAGCGGGTGCTTGAGTGGTATCTTGCCGTTCTTTACTAATGCAAGGCAGGCAATGCCAGCCGTTGCGTACTTCAAAGCATGCTCCAACATTGTGTTCTCTGTCATTGATTCCCTCTGTATATCTCATACTTTGCAAGATGGTTGGCGATGTTAAAGATTTCAGATGGCATCAACGGTGGCTCGTTATATTGTTTGTTGTAGTCAAACAGTTTGAATATAACTTCGTTGTGATTTAGTCCCATCGAAACATACTTAGCAGCAACGCGTGTTGTTGTGGAGTTCCTGTCACCAGTAGTGTTCGGGCGTTCCCACCATCGGTTGATAGTCATTGGCGTTCCTCCCACTCAGCCAGCCGACATGAATAGCAGTAGCCGTACTCCCGGTAATCGCCCGGCTCCATTGAGCCGTTGCAAATAGGACATATAAGTGCTGTCATTGATTCTCTCTCTCTCTGGATTTAGGTGTGTGATCTGCCTGCTAGGGCAGAGTAGTAGTGTAACAAAATTGCTAGGGGCATGCGTTTCTGATTAGAAACATTCCTGCAATCGCAACAAGTAAAGCTGTGAGTGTCATTACAAAAGTAATTCTGGCATGGATCAGTTCAGATTTTCGTACCCAAACCTGCTGTGTTTTCTTGAACCTCTCAGGTGTTTTGTTAGTCATTGGTTTTATCCTGCTTTACCCACACGCCGTATTGTTTTGGTGAGTTCTTTGCGTGTATCGCACCTCGGCATCGTGTACACACATCATCGACACCGCTCACTGAGCGGTAGGTCTACTCGCACTTCATGCACACCATTGTGTATTTGTAGTCGTACTTGGATGAATGTGTCACTTGATTCTCCTGCTTGTAGTTGCCCACTTAGTGATCGGCTCAACAATCTCATGTTCGACAATGCTCTTCAGGTTGATAAAGCCGAAGTAGTTATCGACGGCTTCGTTGAGTGTGATCTGCATAGCGTCGGTGTCGATTGCTTGCTGCTCGTCTGTCCAATCAACGTAGTCGAGTAACCGCTCGATGTCTGCCTTGTATACGGCTGCTATTTGAGGCTTCTGTTTATAGATTTTGCCTTCGTAATAACTGTAGTCTCTTCCGTCGAGCCAATTGAGTTGGTCTATTACGTCCGTCATACGCATGTGATTCTCCTATTCCTCTGTCTCTTCTATTGCGCTGAGTATTTGGTTGGCTAACTTTCTCGCCTCGTCCTTGTCTCTGAGAAACAGAGAGATTTCTGACCCGGTAGGTCGGACTGATACTGTGTAGTGCTGGAAGTTATCGTCGTCTACTACGTGTTCCAGCGATAAATCTATGAGTGTGAACTTAGGGAACTGTTCTACTCGGACTTTCATGTTGATTCTCCTATTGATTTTCGTATCGAACGCTAACAATTTTGGTTGGGTTGCAGTGACTCGATAGCAAGTGTGCATGTGTGTCACCATCGTAGTCATCAGGCAATCCGTACTTGATGTACGGTGCATCCAGTGACGCATCGTACCCCTTGCAGGTCACATAAATTGTGAGTCCTAAGTCCATAAGTTGAAGCATTGTGTCGTTTGCCATGGTTGATTCTCCTCTGCTAGTTATTATATCACAGCTACTACTACCTGGGTTTCCAGTTTGTTTTGATCTCTGCGCCAGTCGGGAAGTGTCCCTCGTTTTCTAATTCCTCTAGCGCATCCAAGAGATTTATTTGATCCTCTTCGTTGTCGAACACGACCCGCATTGTTACTTCGTATGTGTATTCCATGATTGATTCTCTTTCTAAAGTGCTATTCGCTCTGAGTCTGCGTAGTTGTACAGGCTTTCAAGCAGTTCATCTGCCTTCTCAATCCGCTCATCCTCATCCATGTCGGCGGTGTCTTCGGCGAAGTGCTTGAACATATCACCCTCGATATCTTCCATGAACTCATCGAAGATCGAGTCGCCCGTCATCTGGGATGTCAGGTCTGAGATTAGTTTTGTTGCAGTCACCTCCTCATCCATCGTCTTATTTATCAGGTCAAAGTTTCGTATGTGTATCCAGCGCATGTTGATTCTCTCTCTTGTTTATTACTTCACCAGTTCAAGGTAGAACTCGGTGTCTATTTCTTTTAGTGTTCGGTACATATCAGTCGATCCCGGCATCAACTTGTTGTGCCAAACTTCGTACCGGGAGCCGTTCTTTTCAATAACGAACCCGGCATCGGTCATCTCTTGAAGCTTAGGGTTCTTAAACCGATGCCCGCTGTCGCCCGGCACAGTGGCGCGCCGTCGGTTTAGTTTGACAGTGCGGTATGGTTTCGCTAGGTCTATGTAAAGTGTGTCGGTCATGATTGATTCTCTTTCTAGGTGTCTGGTTTAGGCGGAGCCGATCCCGCCAGTCGGCTAGGTTATTTATGCAGCCTCCCCTAGTATCAGGTCGGCTGCCTTCTGTCCTTGCTGGGCTGCCATCACCACCATCTTCTTATCGTTCTTAAGTGCCTTCAGCCAACTCTGGATGTATGCGACCCGCTGTTCGCCTTCGATCTTGTTAGTTACCCCGGTCACGCCTCCGATGAATGCGTTGGACATCTCGGCTACGAGTTCCTCTTGTGCATAGACCGGATCACCGAATTTGACTCTCACTTTATTGTCCTTGCGGTTTAGTCTGGACTCGTGACCTGTCGAGTGCCCGCACTCGTGGAACAGTGTGGAGTAGTACGATTCCGCAGATCGGAACGTCTCTCGTGGTGGCATCGTGATCGAGTCCATTGCTGGCGTGTAGTACGCTTCCGATCCGGTCGCTAGCATGATGCCTTCACGTTCCAGATAGTCGTTCACGATCTCTTCAGCGACCTCGATAGGATCGAAATCATTCTCGATCCCGGCGGGCATCGGCTTGATGTCCAGCCCGTCGACCTGCTCGACGTTGAACACGTTGTAGTAGCGCATTAACATATATCGTGAGCATTTATTCTTACCGATGTTGTCGCATGGGGTTTTGCTCTTCTTAACCGGGCATGAACTCTGGTGATTGTAGCTCTGCATCCAGAGCGTTACGACCTGCGACTTCTCACCCTTGCGTACCTGTCCTCCCATCTTCTTAGCTTGATTGTAGGTGACCCAGCGAGTGTCAGAGTATCCTAGTTTCCACGCTATGAACTCCAGCCACATCTTGTTGAATCCTCGGTAAAGTTTCCCATGAATTGATCGGGCGGCGGTGTTACCTGCTGCCCATGGTTTCTCCCATGGAATGTGACCCTCTTCCAGAGCCTCGATTATTTGGTTGGTGATTTTGTCGTATGCGATGTCGAATTTTGACATTGGATTGATTCTCTCTCTGCTAGTTGTGATTGTTTACTTTCCGATTTTGCGTATCACATCGTGCATGTCACGCCATACCACCCATGTAGTCGCTTGCACAATGTGAACTGGTACATCCAGAATCTTTGCAGCTTCAGCGTAGGCATCTGCCACGATCTCGTAAGCACCTTTTCGCTGAAGCACCTTCTGCTGAATGTCAGTTTGTTTGGTTCCCATCCAGATCGAGAATGCGTGGCGATCAATGCATGCTGTCGAGTTTCCGACAGGGTCAATGATTGCTTCTGCGAACCTCTCAACTTTGGGACCTTTGAGCGCGCTCAATTCACCTGCTAGGCAACGGTTCGCCTTGTGGATATTTGCGCCGGATTGGAACCGGGTAAAACCAGTGGCGCAAACTTCAGATGCTGCGATCTGGTTAGTGATCCAATCGGTAACGGGTGACAATGCTGCGATTGCATACGCTACGTTTTCTACCGGGTACTCGTGGCGATCTGCTAACTCTTCAGCGAGGTGCCGCGCCATCCAATACCAGTTCTCACCGGCGATTTGCTGCGATTCGGTAGCGGATTCGTAAACATCAATGATGTTCTGCGTTGATCCTGTCATGATTTCTGCTAGTGGAATTGCCATGATTGATTCTCGTATTTCTGCTAGTTGGTTTTGGTTTAGTCGTTATAGATAGGCGTCATAGTGGCGAATAGGTCGCCGTCATAACTTCCGACAATCTCGACCCGGTGCGTGATTCTCTTTAGATCACCATCAACGAATAGGTCGGCGCGTACTTTCTCGGCGACCGCTTCCGCTGCTGCTAGTGCGTCGCTATTGTCAGTTGCATACGTTGACGGAACCGTCGCGGAATACTGGTAGTATTCACCATCCTTAAGTGTTGCCTTGTATCGTGAGCCTCTGAAGTTTGTTGGACCTAGGAATTTGATTTTGATTAGCTGCATGATTGATTCTCGTATTTCTGCTAGTTGTTGAGAGTAAATAACCCCTCACTAATAGAGGCAAGCCGTGAAGCTTGCCCCTATTCATTAGATGCTATTGATTCTCGTATTCTCGCTATTGTTTGCGATCTTGTGTGATTGCGATATGTATTTTTGCCCTTTTTGATTGTGGGCGAAACCGTTGCATTTAATCAGGATGACCGCTGAAAAGGTAGCTGTAACACTCTGCAATATGCCGTTGTCTCTCGGGTTGTCTGGTGTCATCTCTAGAGCGATTGATCCAGCCTATCGAGTGAACGATTGATCCGTGCTATGAGATCGACTGTTACTAAAGAATCTCTATTAAGTTGTGGTTAAACCGTACCACTTCCCAATAGTAGTAGCAAGTATTTCTACACGGTAACGGGTAGTTTTTCGAGCAATTTTGAACATTGCCCTAAGTTAACAAGTCTATACCTAAATCACACACAGAGCGTACAGAAGTGGTAGTGGTAGTAAAGCACATTCACACTACCTGTACGGGCTGTGCATTTTGCCCTAAAATCCTCGCCTCTCTCGTGAGTAGGTGCTACTACGCCACAGATAAGCGCAGAGAGACGCTGGAGCGTGAAAAGGTGTTTATGGTCACAAATCCTTCGCGCGCGCATGTGTCCGCTCATCTGTGAAATACTTCACAAGTCTATTTTGGGGCATATATTCCACATTTTGGGCACTTTGCAAAAGGCGTATTTCTGCCTATATCGTGAAACTTTTCACAATGTTAGATCGCCTATCGTGATTTATTTCACAATGTCCATTCGGTAGATCGTGAATTGTTTCACAAGCCCGCTCATCTCTCGCAGAACGTTGGTTCTATGGCATATTGTGAATCGTTTCACAAAGTCCAACATTTTGCCCGCTGTGTGGGGGGTGGGGCGGTGTGTGTGGGGTGGTGTGGCGCTGGCTGGGAGGGGGGTGTGCTGTTGGGGTTGTGCTGGGTGCGATGTTAGGTACCCCTCTGACGGTTTGAAATTGCAAAAGTTGCCTACCCTGTTGTTGTAGAATCGCCATTGTGGAGTCCCGTTACTGTATTTTTTGGTGCTGTTACGTTGCCGTTACACTTTGAAGTGGGTAAGTTGAACTAGGATTTGGTTACCTGTAACGGGTGTAACGGTTATGTAACGGTATATGTAACGCTACTGCCGTTACACACCCCTCCCCTTAAGGGGAGAGGGGGTATGTGTAACGTCTAGGTATTGGTAGGGTGTTTTATATGTATTGTCAGTGTCATTGTCTTTGTGATCGTAAGAGTTCTACTGGTGTATTTTGTTGGGTTTGTCATTTGCGAGCGTTGCGTGAAGTGGGTTGTGGTTATTTGCGAGAGCAGTTGCGGATGGATTTGTAAATTTGTAATTGGTTATACTTTGTGGAAGCTGTTGTTGCTGGCGTATCCGGGGTGCTTTCTCTACTCGGTTTCCTCGTCAGGTTTCCATGCAGGTGTTTAGTTGGTACGGCTAGCATCTTTTAGATGGCAGCTTTTCAGGCTTCCTGTGTAGTTCCTCCAATTGCTACACGGGAAGTTTGTAATTTGGGGGGGTAAAAAGCCGAGCTTGCCCAGCAATCTGAACTGAATGTTACGGATGTTACCGATGTTACCGATGTTACGACCGAGAGAGGTAGCGTAGCGACTAGGAGTTTCTACGACATGTTGTTATCTGAGGATCGCAAGGCGTTATTGTCAGCAGCGGGCTATGAAACGTGGGTAGAGCAGGACGAGATACTTGACCACAAGGCTCGAATAAAGCTGGTAGCTGGTGGAGAACGTGCTGGTAAGAGTTTCTTGGGCGCATTGTCGATTATCAACCGCTTGGATGAGTTTGAGAGTGGTGATATATGTTGGTTGGTTGCTAGGGATTACGAGAGAACTCGTGCTGAGTGGAACTATTTGTCGGAAATCCTGACTAAGTTGGGGTTTTTGATAAAGCAGACCAAACGCATTGACCCCGGAGAGATGTCTGTGGCGTGTGGTACTAGCGAAAAGCCCGGCGTTTTTACGATCAAGACTAAATCTGCCCAAGATCACAGAAGTCTCGCCATGGAAGCACCAAGAATGGTAGTTGCCTGCGAAGCATCACAGATTGACTACGAAAGTTTCCTGCGATTGAGGGGCAGAATTGCAGAAAAACGTGGGTATTTGTTCCTAGAGGGAACATTTGAGATGTCGTTGGGTTGGTATCCGTCCCAATGGGAGTCTTGGCAGTTTTATAACCCCGACGATGACGCTATATCTTTCTCATTGCCCTCTTGGACCAACAATGTTGTCTACCCTAACGGCAGAGAAGACGAAGAAATCCTGTCACTAGAACGATTACACTCCGAAGACTGGTTCAATGAACGTGTTGCTGGTAAACCTGCCCCACCAAAAGGGCTTGTCCACAACATGTTCGATATATCAACCCACGTATCAGACAAAGCAGAGTACATCGAAGAAGAACCCGTCCATCTTTGGGTTGACCCCGGCTATTCTCAGGTCACAAAATCAGCATATGCGGTAGTAGCAGTACAGATTATCGGCAGTCAGGTCAGAATTATTGACGAAATCTACGAAAGAGAAAAGATCACAGAGGAAATTATTGAGATATGCCAGATGCGCCCGTGGTGGAAGGACGTTCAACAGGGAGTAATCGACATCGCAGCGCACAATATGGGCGAATCAAGACCTGTTGATACTTGGCTTGAGAAGGCTCAACTGTATATGCAGTCAGAACGTGTCGGCATTATGGACGGTATCGAAAGATTCAACACGTTCCTGAAAGAAAACCCCTCAACAAAACAACCAAATCTTATAATCAACCACAAAGCTAGGGGCTTGATCTCCGAATTAGGGGGCTGTGCTAACCCGTTTGATGACCAGATTCATGTCTATACGTGGCGCACAGACAAAGACAATAATGTAATCGGAAGGCAGCCTAGAGACGCTTTCAATCACAGCGTCAAAGCAGTAACCTACGGATTAGTTGTAAACTTTGGATATGCGCGAGCAGCAGGTGCAACGAAGATTATTACGGTAAATAGGTGGTAACGTGGCAAAAATTGATGACCTAATCTCCCAGATAGAAGATGTTTGGGAGTCGCCCGGTTTCCGTACCAGAAGAACTCGCATGGAAAGCGATTACGGTCTGTATCGTATGAATCCATACGAAGCAGGCAACGGTTATCAAAGCTATACGTCTAACGCCCCTAAAATTCTTGCGGATAAGATCATGTCTTATCTGTCAAACGCCCAGATGTCGGTACGAGTTCCGCTCAGTTCTGAGGTTGATGACCGTACTCCCGGAACACTAAAAGAAAAGTTCGTTATCGGCGCGCTGAATCTTGCTGATGAACGCATGCAAAGATACGGGCAGCCATCTGTCAGAGAACAGTTAGCCTTTTATGTAACCCTGCGTGGATGGTATGCAGGGCGCGCCATGCTAAACAAACACGAAGATGGCTCTACCTATGTTGATATAACACCCTTTGACCCGCTTCATGTTTGCTACGAGATGGATGACAAAGGCATTGTTTGGCTTGCACACAAAACCAAACGCTCTGCCTCGTCCGTAAAAAACACATTCAACGTAGATGTTGAGCCTCTAATTGAGGGAGAAACATCTTCAGGCGTAACTGTTTGGGATTATTACTCAAGAACAGAAAACGCGGTTCTGATTTCTGGCGACAAAGACCAACTCAAATACGGCAAGCGTCTTACAAAACACAATGTCGTTGACATGAACGGGAACCCATGCGCTCCTGTTTTCCTTGGCGCAGTAGGTCCTGCTCCTTGGGTTCAAGACGATCTGTCAGGTGATGACACCGCTAGGGATTATGGAGAATCTATTTTCTCCGCAAACCGCACCCTTTACGAAGATTACAACTTTGCAATGAGTGCCTATAAGACACTTGTTCGGCGCGCTGTAAGGCGACCATACAAGATTGTTTCCCCGGATGGAACGACAACTCTTGATACTGATCCGTGGCAGGATGGGTCAGAGGTTCCACTGCCCGCAGGAACTGACATAAAACTCATGGAAGAAGTCACAATGCCTCTTGACACCGGGGCATTTGTGGCTCTGATTTCAGGAGAGTTGCAGCGTGGTGGACTATCGAACGTAAGCTATGGTGAATTGCCGTTTGCGATCTCAGGGTTTGCAGCAAAGATATTGCAGGAAGGCTCTGCTCATCAGATCGAACCCAGAGTAAAAGGCATAACTGCCTGCTATAAACAGATTGCTGAAATTGTTTCAATGCAATATGAGTCAGGTGGTTACAGTCCACTAGAAGTAAGAGGTCGCCATAACGACATTGCTAGCTACTTTAACCAAGAGATAAAGCCCGCCGACCTTGAAGGAGCAGGGGCTATTGATATCAGCTTTGGTGTACGCATGCCACAGGACGAGCCTCAGCTTGTAACGATGGCACAGATGATGCGTGAAGGTACAAAGCCACTTGCCCCAGATGAATGGATTTGGGAGAATATCTTACAAATCAATGATGTAGATCAATTCCGTAATTCAATTTCAGCACAACAAGCGCAAGTAACAGAACCAAAAGCTTTGTTGCTTACGTTGATAGAAGGTCTAATGCAAACAGGTGAGCAAGAAAAAGCCTTGATTTATGTAGACCTTCTGCGGAAAACATTGAAGCAAGACCAGCAAGAAGAAGCTGCTCAAGACTTGCAGTTCCAGCAGCTACTAAACTCTGTTGGCATGGGTGCTTCACAAGCACCACCGGGGGCTGCGCCACAGCCTCAACCCCAAAATCCGGGTGCAACAGGAAGAAGCCCTATAGATGTATCTGGTGGGATAATATCTTCACAGATGCAGGGCTTTGAACGAACAGGTGACCCCCAACAGGCTCCGCCCGGAACACCGGGTGGGGCAGGACCAAGAGTTAATCCTCTAGGAAATATGTAATGGCAAAATATAATGTCCCGATAACTTTAGGGGACGGAGAAGTTATTAACGTCTCTGTAGATGCAGATAATATTGCAGAAGCAAGACGAAAGGCTCTTGTCGGCGAAGAAACAGGAGCAACAGCAGGCACTCCAGTTCTTGCTCCTGAGCCTAGTTCCTCTTCCTTGACTCCAACAGGTTTTAGAGAAAGACGCCCCGGCGAAAGTGCTACTGACTATCTTCGGTACAGGCAAGGACTCCCTCCCCTAGATTCACCTAGTTCGCTAACCGTAGAAGACCTAAACCCTGATCTTTACGACGCAGGTTCTTCTACGTATGTCGAGCCGCAGAATTTTACTAATTTTGTATCAAAACTAGCCCCTTTTGCCGGGGGTGAAGAAGGTATGCCAGACATGGCTATACCACAGTATGGCGAACCTGAGAAACCCTTAGAAGACCTAACCCTAGAAGAACTCAAGAAGATAAACCCTGATATTTTTGACCCTCAATCTTCTACGTTTGTTCCTCCCACAGATGGAGCCAACCAAGTAGAGAAAAACGAAGTAGAAGAAGTCGTTGATCCTTTAGAAGTCGTTGGAGATTCGCTACCATTCAATCTAAGCGACCAAGATTTATTTAACATATCTTCCGATGCTGGCTATCAGCGCGCTTTTGGTAACGTATTTGGCGATGACATAACAAGTCGTGGACCTCTGTCAGGGTATTTTGACAGGCAAAGGCAGGGGCTTACTAATGCGTTTCGCGCAAAATCACTTGTTGATTATCTGAATGATTTTGCGCTAGATCAAGAGATGGTAAACGCAGGATTACAAGGTCCGACCCGTCACAATTACACTTCAACGACAGGAAGACTACCTGATGGCACAGTAGGTGCTGTGGGTCCGGATGCTTTTGATCCAACTGCGCCAGTTGCTTTCCCCGGTTCAAATCCTTTACAAAACCAGTTTGTTCCTCAATCAGGGACGTTTGAAAGCTTTCTAAGGGAACGTCAAGCTGATCCAAGAGGATTGAACTCTGCGTATGCTAACGCTTTGCAAAATTACCAAACGCTAAGAGGGCTTTCAGCAAGCCAAGCCCCTGAATCGTTATCGTATTTGTTTTCGCCAACACAATATGGCGATGTACAAAATGCTTTTGGCATGTTAGAAGCTGCTCAAAGGGGTAAATATTCACCACTCGTTAGTAGCTTGTTTAGAACTCCAAGTTTTGAAAAAGCGTTTGGGGATTACACTCTTGCTTCACAAGATCGTGCAAAACAAGGACTTGGGGCACAAAACTTCTTTGACTTTGCCGCTCCAAGTTTTGGACTCTAATGGCAATCAATCCTACATTCGCAGGCTTTCTTGAAGAAGAACCACGCGCTGCTTTCTTTGGAACGCTTGGGCAAAAAGGAATGCTTGATTCTCCTAGCAGGAGAAAGCGCGCTGAAGATATTTACTCAGGGGCAATGACTGAGTTTTACGGGAAGCTTGGAGAACAAATTCTTGGCGGTGAACAACCAACGATGACATTCTCTAGTTTCCTTCAAGACTTTCCGTTTACAGATCGGTTCGCCCAGCTAGGCAGGCAGTACAGTCAGCAAAGTAGGTACAGCCCCCGTACTAGATTCCTGTATTACTAATGACTCAATCTTTTACAGATTTTGTTTCAAGAGGGCAGCAAAGTCTTTACCAATCTCCGCAAAATGAAATAGCTAAATTATTAGCACAGGTAAAGCAGGGCGGTAGCAACGGTCAAATCGCCCTTAGAAAATTGCGTTCTATTCCGGGCGGGATAGAAGCTTTACAAGCTGACTCTAGACTTCGCAACATCTACGGTGCGCCCCCTGCGCCTTCTGCGCCTTCTGCCCGACCGCAAGTAGCGCAGCCTACACAGGCTGTAGATGTTCAGCCCCCGGCTCCTCCCAGAAGCACGAATCTCATAGGGCAGACAATAGGACGATATATTGGACCTGTTGCAAGAGAAGTAGGCAGAGGCACGGGTGCATTCGGAAGGTGGGTATCAGGAACCTCTCAATCTGTTGTCGGGACTCCGGGGGAGGTGCGCGACCCTTTGACTGGCGAGACTTTCAATGCGATTGAAAACCTGCAAAAAGGACCACAAGGACTTCCCACAGCAGAAGAGATATATAAACAGGTTGAAGAAACAGGAGATGATCTCAGAACAGACTATAAGGGTAATCCTCGCCCACAGGCAGAGCAGGATCTTTATATAGTAAAAAAGCAGCTTGAGTCGATAGGACATGATACTACTATCCCCGGCAGAACTGTTGAAGAACAAGTAGAAAAGGCAAGAATACGTTTGCAATCTGCATTCGATGTCAGTCCAACGACAGGACAAACAAGAGGAGAGCAAGCAATTAGAGGTGGCTCAAACACTGCTGTTCTTTTACAGATTTTCCCCGGTCTTCCCCTTACGACAGCGTTTGGGATGGGTGAACTTTTAGGAGGACTTATTGTTGGACAGGGTGCAAGAAAAATCTCCGAGGCAACCGGAATAGGTGATCCTGCACAATTTGAAAAGTGGGGTACTTTAGGTGGGTCGTTCTTAGGGATGACTCCTAAAAATCCTGCAAGTGTATTAAGGCAAGCAGATGAACTTGCAGGGCTGAGAGCCGCAGGTCGTCCAATACAGGGTGCACCCGGATTGAAGTCAACGCTAGGATTAGATTTGGCTGGTGATGAATTAAGCCAGATCGCCAGAGCTGGTCAGGCTATAGGTAGACCTGTTATTTCAAAGGTTCGTAAAGTAACTGCTCCAGCAGTAACAAGAGCAGCCAATCCTATTGTAAGGCAGATGCAAAAGACCGCATCTGAAATGGAAGGCTTAGACCTTAGAGCAATAGGTGATGACAAGCCAGTCCCCGCAGCAGAACGAAGACAGCTTAAGGGTGTAAATGAAGGGCAGATCGAACTTGCAAGAGGAATTTCTGTACCAATAGATGATCCCCGAATAGCCCCTAGTTCCGTTCAGTCAAGGCAAACTTTCCACCACATAGCTCCAGCGGGAACCAGTATTCGGTACGAAACAAGAGCGGGCGGCACAAGGCGTGGAGTAATTGGGTCTAACGGAGAGATTATTCCTGTTTCAAATAACTCCCCGTTAGTGGGTCGCTTGAACATCAATATGATTGAAGGTTCGCGCCAACAGGGTCTTGAGGCTGAAAACCTACGTAAGCTAATACAAGAACAAACGCAACAGCAAGAAGAATTTGCTCAATCTTCTTTTGGAAAGTCTTGGAATGAACTTAGTGCCGATCAGCGGGTGGTTTTAAGGGAGTCTCCCGAACTAAAAGAAACCGATGATCTTATTGCTGAACTTTCTGAAGTAGTTAGTCTTCGTCAAGAACAAATAGATTCAAACAAAGCTTTTCTTGATATAGAGGATGCTCATACCAGCACCGACCTTGGAAAAATTTCTCGTGGTAAGCGTACTTTTATTGATCGAATAAGACTTGAAGTTTCTAAAGGAAAGCTTGATCCAGAAGTTGGAAGCACAGCAGATGCTTTTGTGCGCTCTCTTCCAGATGAACTACTGAAGACACTTGGAACATCATTCTTTAAGTTATTTCTTGATGACCCAAGAATACTTGCAGGCTACCCTGCTGGCACAACAAGCGTTGGCTCTCCGATTGTTTCAGGCAGGGTTACAGGCTGGTATGACTCCGGTAATGCTCTTCTAAATATTCCAGTCAATATCTTAAAGTCATCAAACTTTGAACATCAATTACGGGTTATTCCGCACGAAGTGGCTCACCACCTAATGCAGTTTGTTCCCAAAAAAGATTTGGCGGTACTGGAGAAGGTTTACAAACGAAATCTTAGGCTAGAAAAAATAAAAGATTTAAGTGGGCGTAGGATAGTTCTTACAAGAAAAGGATTTGTTACAAACCCACGAGAGTATCGGTATGAAAGTTTTCCTGAATACTTTGCGGAAGTAATAGCAGACAAGGTTGTAAGAGATACTTTTGAAAAAAGCCTAAACTCTAACGCAGAAAGAATGGCTTTCGCGAAAGTTATGGATGTAGTAAAGCAGCTTGCTATTGCTGCGTACAACTTACTAATTCGCAACGGAAAGGGAGACGAAGCAGAGCGCATATACCGGAATCTTATTCTTGGAGAATATTCTCCCGCTGTAAAAAACAGAATGCTGGGCAGGTCTAAAGTTGCGGGACAGGCAGACGCTGCTGCTAGGGGGGCTGGGGGAGTTGAGGGTACGCTTGATGAGTTCTACCCTCTTGTGGGAGATACCGTAGACGGGAGAACAACAAGCACTAAAGTTGATAATTTCGATTCTGTAAGTTCTACATACTCCTCCTTTGAAGAAGTTCCGGGTATTAGAGAAATGGACTTGCGTCCATGGGGTGATGAAGGGGGATTTGTAACTCGTTCTGACATTGAGCAGGTAGATGAGTTAGCTAAAGCGATTCGTGAAAGCAACCATATTGACCCTGTCATTATTGGGGTTGGTAAAAATGGTGAGCCAGTCGTTATCGAGGGCGCACATCGTATCGCTGCTATGCAGAAATTAGGTGCTAACTCAATTCCTGTGAAATTGGTCGTAGACACCACAGATGCGTCGTTAGATGAAGTGGCAACAGCAATACGGGGTACAGAAGAAGCATGGAAAGGACGTACTGCCCTTGTTGATCCACCAACCACTCCAGCTAGACAACTACCAATGGGGCTAGTTGGCGATCAGCAGCAGCGTGGAATAGAAGTTGCGGGCAGAGCATATAGTGCAGCAGAAAGAAAACGTCTTACTCCTAATGTAGTGAGGCAAGCACAAGGAGACTTCTTTTGGGAAAGCAAGCTAGCCGACCCTGTAGATAACACCGTAGATGTTGCGAAGTCTGCTGAACTAACCCCTGATGTTGCAGGAGATTTGCCTCCTATTATTCCAAAGCCTCCCGTAGCAGAAGGTGCATTTAGTACGCCTATAGGCAATGGCAAAAACAGACCGTTCTTAGAGTCTCTTCAGGACACTGAAATTCAGTACAACGTAGCTTTTGCTGACAATCTTTTCCGAAAAATTGGTGAAGCCCTCAGTCCTATTTCAAAATACTTTGACCCTAGTTTGGCAGCCCCTGAATCTTCAATCGGCAAACGACTTGTAATTGTTCTTGCAAACTTAATGGAAGAGGGAAGAGTAAAAGCAGATCGTGCTTATACTTACATTAGTAGGCTGGGGACTAGAGAATCTATCTTCGGACCAGTAGACGAACAGTTCAAGTTTACTGAAGGACCATTTGCTGGGCGAAGCCTAAACGACATTGTTGAAAACAGAGCCGACCCTGACGTAATAAGACTGCTTGAAGAAATAAAACTTAAAGAAATAAATAGTGAAACAGGACAACCGTTTACAGCATTAGATTATGTAACTCGTTTGGCTGAATTAGATGAAGCTGGGTCTAGTTTTGCTCGTTCTTATGGAGCAGAAGTAGGGTTTTCTCCAGAAGATAAAGTTTTATTTGCTTCAAGAAAAGTCTATGGAAAATTAGATTCAGAAGGCAATGTTACACAAATTGCATTTGATTCCGGGGATTTTCCTAGTGGCTTTGTAAAAGGACAACTTGAAGAAGCTAGAGTTTATGAAACAGCTAGGGAAGCTGAGGCTGAAGGTTTTATTCTTATTCCATACGATGAGACGGTAAAACTAAAAATCGCTGCGGTGTACAGATTAGCTGCTGAAGAGTCAGTTTCTAAATACGTTTTTGACAATTATGAATTTAAAAAGATTCCAGCTTCTAAAAGAAGTTTTGAGGAAAAACAACACGAGTTATTCAGAGGCGTTGTTGGAACTTCTCAGGATGCCAGAGCATTAGCTGATGACTTCAAAAAAGCACAAGCTGCTCACCTGAAAAAAGCCCCTGAATCGGCACTGGCACGAGCCGCTCAAGGCTACATACAACTTGGTCGGTCTTACGAATTAGCAGGAGATGCTAGCTTATTTACGATTCAACTTCTTTTTGCAATTATGCGGGACCTCTACTATCCAGTTTATAAAGGAAGAGTTTCTATTCCGGGTATGTTAGGAATGAAGACTGGTAAGCAATTTGCAAAAGATTTTGTAATTGGACTAGGCAGCCCTGAGAGAGTTCGGCGTATGTCTGCTGCGACAATAGATGATGCAAGAAATAAGCTTGCAGGCAGTAGAGTTATCATGTTCCAGATGCCGGGGGATCGTACTGAAATCCTTGAAGGTGTTGGCAAAGTAGAACAAATAAGTAACTGGCTAGAAGGCACTGCAAGAAGCATTCCAGTTATAGGTCGCGCAATAGCCCCTATTGCAAAAACGCTGACATTCCCCGTTAGGCGTTTTGCAGACGCTGCCGCAGAAGCGTTTGGGGCAACGCAGAATATGGCAGCCCTTCATTTATGGGATGCCTTTAGCCCTCTTGCAAAAAAAGCAGACGGGTCTTTTGATCCAAAAAAATTACAAGATGTAGAAGATACGATTAATAGTCTACGGGGATTGTCATCTAGTGCCCGCCTTGGAATTTCACCACAACAACGATGGTGGGAAAGCATGGTTTTGCTTGCTCCTCGTTACAGAAAGGCTGTTCTAAACCTGTACAAAAATGCCATGCAAGGTGGCGTTAGGGGGGATGTTGCTCGCCAAAGTCTTATTTCAGGCTTTGTCGGTCTACACCTAACATTTGCTGCATTGTTAATTGCCAAAAATAAATCTGAAGGAAAAAAGTGGGATAAAGATTTACAAGAGTCTTTGACTCCGGGCAGTAGTAAATATTTTGTAGTCCAAGCGGGTGATGCGGTATTAGGCTTTGGGGGCAAAACTCTTTCTGATATTCGGTTTATGGCAAAAATGCTAGACCCTAACAGGTCTTCAGAGCAGCACCTGACTGACATTGGAAGATGGGTGCGTGGTCAAACTTCATTCCTAGGTCAAGATGTTTTTACTGGCGTACAAGGTAGAACTTTTGAAGGCGACCCTGTTGCTCCTTGGGCAAGGAAACAGCTAGGTCAAGACCAAGGCGGGTGGCTTTCAGCAGGTGAATGGCTGCCAAATCTTGGTAAATACCTTGCCAAGAAAACAATGTTTATTTGGATGCAAGAAGCTGCTCTTGGTTCGTCTAGTGTTGAAACAAAACTCAAAGTGGGGGGTGTTGAGTTTATTGGAGGTAGGGCTTACGAAGCAGGTAAGCCGCAATTATTTGACGAAAAAGCAAATGAATTTTTTGGCAAGCCGTATGCTGAACTAAATATGCTAGAGCGTCATCAACTAAAAACAAGTTCTGATGTAGCTGAACAGTTGTATGAATATGATTTGTTATCAGCTAAACGTGGCAACGCATATGCTGCCTACATTGTTACTAATAATGCTGCAAGAAATGACACTCAAAGAAGAACAAAAACAGCATTAGATGAGTTCGTAAAAAACATGCTTGATCCTGAACAAGTTCATACGATACGAGAAAACGGTACTCGTGGACATTTTAATGGTGTTTATTCGATACTAAGTAACCTTAGAACAGCAGTAAGAGATGCTGAAGATGAACAATACATATCAATGAAGGAGTACCGAAAAAACAACGGCATAAACAATTATGTTGGAAAAGAACCAACTAATGATTTTGACCGAATGTTAAACGCTTGGTACGACCTGTACGAAAAGTATGAAAAACCTGCCGGAGGACTTCAGTGGGATGAATACAATGACCGTACAGGCGCAAAAGTCCCCGGTTTGGAATCAGCGCAAGAAGCTTTTATAAAGAATCTGTCACCGCAACTGGCGGCTGATTTGAAAACATGGCGCGAAAGATATGCTGAGGTTCCGGGTGTTCAAGAAATTTTAGACCTTCCTTTTACAAAACGCATTGATAAAAATGGGAAAGAAGTTAGTTTGAGATATGGGTATCTCAATAATGCAATTTGGAATGTAATCCAAAACGAAGCAGGCTATTCTTCCAAAGACTATGCCTCTGCCGCTAGAGGCAATTATGGTCCGGGTGAACCGCAATCTTATAAAGGGCAGCCACAGCCTCCGCCTTTATCTATATATGGCAAGCCTATTATTAAGCAGCCTGCTGGAGAACTTGCTCAATAAGTAGGGGCTACCTTATTATTTGAAAACCTAAACAAGAAAGTGTGCCATCTAACGGTGTCATATTTTGGAGAGAAAACATGGTTACTGAGACAAACGATCAAGGAACAGAATCTACGGTAGAAGTTACCGAAATTCCGCTGAAAATTGACGAAAGCGTAGAGGCTCCTGCCCCGGCAGAAACGCCTGCTCCAGACCCCGTTGATGATTTAGCAAAACCGGATGACTCATCTATTGAGGTTCCTCCTGCTCCTGAGCCTCAAGCCAACACTGAAACAGAACTAGAACCCACTCGCGCGCCAAGTGAAGAGTTACGCAAGTACCAATCTGCTACTGATAAACGAATAGCAGAAATGGAAACGCAACTAGAAAATGAAAGAGCAGCGCGCCAGAGAGCCGAGCAACTTCAGAACTCTTCTACCTTAGAAGCTGAGGTGAATGAGTATGGTCGGCAACTAGCCCAGAGATTTTTAGATCAAGGGTTGGATGAGCAAACTTCTATACAGATGGCTCAACAGCAGACTGCTTTTGCAAAAGAAGCGTACCTTGCAAAACAGCGGGCGGATCAGGTTATTAATAACTCCAAGCAAATGCAGAACGAGTTGAACACTCGTACTCAGCTTGCTAAAGCGTATGAGTTATCAACTCAATATGGTGTTTCATATGCTGAGTTACAAGACCTGCCTGACCCTGCAACTATGGAAAAGCATGCAAAAGCTTTGGCAACAATTAAAAAGTTGGAAGGCAGGGTGCAACAAGTTACTCCTGCTCAAAGCTTGAACAGTGCAAACCCGGCAGCAGATGTGGCTCCTACTAATTCTGAAGACGTTTTAGATAGATATAACGCAGGTGACCCTGCGATAACTACAGAGATGGCAAAGATGGCTTCTAAGAAGTTAGGCTTTTCTATCTTTGATTGAGGTAAATAAAGATGGCTAGCGTACAAACAAGTACAACTGGCAATCTCCAAAATATGTCTCGTATCATGCTTGCACAGGCACGATACACAGAAGAGCATAACGCCCCCTTGGTTGACCTTGTTGAAAAGTTCAAACTAGGTAAAGGCGAGTACAAGCTGGAGATTCCAAAAGTTGCCCAGATGGATGCCGAAGACCTTGTAGAAGGTCAGGACATGATCGACAGTGAGGACATTGATGTCTCAACTGTTACGGCAACAACTGCTGAAGTTGGATTGAAAGTAATTATTACTGACACTCTTCTTCGCCAGAACAACGAAGACGTTTACAAAATCATTGGTCGCCAGATGGGTGACGCTATGGCTCGTAAGAAGGACACAGACATCATTGCTCTGTTCCCTTCTTTGAATGGCGGAACTGCTTTTGGTGCTGATGATAAAAACCTAAACTTGGCAAATGCTTCTGCAATTATTGCAAATGCAAAGTCAGGTAAGTTTGGAAGTGACCTCTTTGTAGTTCACCACCCTAATGCAATCTGGAACCTTGCAACTGACATTGGAAACACTCTGGCAACTTACCCGCTGCCTGATGCTTTCAACAAGCCAGCAGTAAAAGACTATTACTCTGGAGTCAAGCTTTCAGGTGTTCCGTTCTTTGAGGATGGAAACATTGCCAAGATCGGCACAACCGATTCAGGCTACGGTGTTATTGCTGACCGATCCGCTATGGGTCACTTGTCCGCAAGTGGTCGCTCAGAAGAGCGTGAGCGAGATGCTTCGCTTCGTGCCTTTGAAGTTGTTGTAACTGAAGACTATGCAGTCTTTGAGGTTGATGACACCAAGGGTGCTGCTTCTCGTTACGAAATTGGTGACCCAGTTACTAACAACAGCTAAATAGAGGGGGCTTTTAATAATGGTTTCTAGGCAAAGTAGGATTGAAATGTCCGTAGGTGGGGTAAAGAAAATCTCACTATGGAAGATGGCAGTAATTGAAGGAGAGGAAGTTTGGGAGGAACATCCTAATCTTCCAAAAACTTATCTTCAGACCTACTTGAAAAGAGGCTTTGTTGAAAGCCCCCCTAAGCCTGAGCCAAAAGTGGAAGAAGTCGTAGAAGTAGTAAAAGAAAAACCTTCTACTTTTTCTGAAGCTGTGGCATCAGGTACACTAGGCACAGATGCTCCTTCTTTGAGAGTAAAGAAAAAAGCGGAGCAGTCTAAAAAGGTGTAACGATAGACCGAGCCTTTTAACATCGGACTATCGCAGGATTTACAAAGCCTGTAAAAACAATGAGGTAAATAGTTATGGCATTTCCAACCGTCGTTCAGGGTTCGCCCGGATACGACAAGACCGCCACTACAAGCCAGAAGCATCGTCTTGGAACAAAGATGACGTTTTCTGACGGGCGAGTTTTTTACTACTCTTACGCAGCGGAAGCAATCACTGCTGGCAAGCTGACGATGGGGTCGCAGACAGCTTCTGACCACATCAAAGACCTTGCTGTCGCTGAGGCTGCTGCTGCTGGAGCAAACCAGATCAAGCTAACCAACGGTGGCTCTACTGCTATCACAGGCAGTGGTAAGTACACAGGTAACTTTGGTACTCGTGGTGACTATGTAGATGGCTACGTTTTTATCAACGACGTAACTGGTGAAGGTCAGATTTTCCAAATCGCAGACCACAGTACGGCAGCTACTGGTGCAACATTGACCATTGATCTGTACGACAATGACACTGTTCAGACTGCGCTAACCACTTCTTCACAGGCAGGTATTCACAAGCCTGTTGGACATTCTGTAGAAGTTTGGGACGCAGATGACATTGATGGTCCAGCCTTGGGAGTACCAACCCACGACATCGCTTCAGGTGAATACTTCTGGAACCAGACAGCAGGACCAGCAGCCGTACTGACTGCCGGGACTCTTGTTCTTGGTAACGAAGCTTTCAGTTCTACTGACGGTGCTGTAGGTCCATCTGCTTCTGACAACTCAGCAGAGTGCAGAGTAGGAACGGTTCTCGCTGTTGGCGCGAACACTGAATACTCTTTGATTGACCTTCAGATCAGGGCATAAATTTAGAGGGGGCTAGCTTGGCGAAGCAGCAAATATGGTTACCTGTATCCGCAGGTAGAAAAGCAGGGCATCGTCAAGTTAGCCTCTCTAAAGAAGTTGAACGTGTAATCGGGCAACCATACGAAGAAACCTTTGATGTTGGGAGTGGGAAGAGTGTTTACATCCCCGGAGCGTCAAGGCTTGAAGGACACCAATTAGAGGAACTCCTTCACAAAGAGCGAGAAGTTGCTGACCAAGAAGCAAAAGCTTTTGCAAAGCAACAGTCAACCCATCCGGTTAGCAAGGAAAAACTAGACGATCTAAAGGGTGGTCTAAAGTCCATAGCTGACTGGAGAAGAAAGCGTAGATCAAACAAGTAGGTAAGTCGTGGCTGCATTTCAAAGCAGAACTAGAGAAGAAATTAGACGTTCTATTGCTGCAAATTTAGATCAGGCTCCAGCAAGTTCTGCGTCAGGTAATGGCAGCACCACAACCCTTCTTGATACAAGTTACATAGGTGGGGATGACGAGTTCAACGGAGGTTGGCTTGTCTTTACATCTGGAACCAATGACGGTCTTATCCGTCGAGTAACTGACTACGCTAGCAGCACAGGCACATTTACTTTCAAGCCTGCTGTTACAGCTTCCACTGCCACTAACGACACCTATGAATACTGGCGCGCTGAGTACCCGCCTGACCGAATCCATGAGTTTATCAATCAGTCGATAACTCAGAGGACACCTCGTGGTCTTGTTATCAACGAAGACATCTCTAACCACGGGCATATAAAAGATAGTCGTTACGACATTCCTTCAGCGATGGTAGCGGTAACACAGGTAGATTACCGTCATCATTTTTCTGGAGAACAGATTCAAGACGCTAACCTTGTTTGGACAGAGCAAGTTGATAGCGATGTAACGATGACCAAAGACACGCAAGACTTCAAAGCAAACAATGCGTCTTCTCGTCTTTACATAACCAGTTCTGTTTCTTCTGGAGATATCTTAGCGTCACACGCTATCGGCTCAAAAGACCTTAGAAGGTACGACGCTGTTGAGTTTTGGATTAAATCCTCTACTGCTACATCAGCAGGCAATATAACTCTGTGTCTAAGTAGTGCTGCGAATCTTGGGACAATCAAGGAAACTCTTTCGGTTCCTGCTTTGTCTGCAAGAACGTGGACTTACTGCCGTGTTTCGCTAGCAAATCCTGAAGATGACAACGCAATCATTTCTGTTGGACTCAAGTATGAAACTACTGGTGCTAGGTACGTTTGGATTAACGACATCAAAGCTGTTGAAACAGAATCTGCTGTGTATAACAGGCTGTGGTCTGGAACTTACCGGGTAGATAGGGAAGCAAGAAAAGTCTTTTTGTCGGAGTCTGCAAGAAAAGAAGTAGGTTACAGCCTAGTACGTCTTATCGGGTACAACCTTCCATCATTGCTAAGTAGTGATTCTGCTACCTGTGAAATAGACCCTGATTTAGTAGTTGCTCGCGCCACAAGCAAAGCATTGTTTAGCCTTGCCAGAGGGCGCACAACAGACCCTGATGACAACGACCGAAGGGCTGCGTATTTTGAAGGGATAGCTGCTCAAGCAGAGAGGTCACTTCCTGCGATTAGACCCGGCACAAAGATGGTGGACTAATGGCATCTGTTGTTGGCAAGAACGAAATACTTCTTAACAGTGAGCGATATCGAATCTCAGGACCAGTCCGCAAGACTCTTGTAAGTATTGCTGCTCCAAGATTTACTATCGGTGACACCCAGCGTGGTGCTGACCCAAGGGCTTCTATCCTTACACAGAACGACTTCCGTGGCGGTATTGGCTGGGAGCGTGGTCTTGACCCTTCAACAGTAGACAGGGTGTGGTGGACTGATTGTCAGACTAGGTTCAAAGGGCATCTTCTTTTGCCCAGAAAATCTACCGCTGCTTCGTCCCAGTCTGTCGGAACCATAAAGTCAATTACAGAATTTACTGTTGGTGCTAGTACAGATGTGTACGTTGTTCATTCCGACAACAAGGTTTACAAGTATCTAAACGCTAGTGATACGTGGTCTTCTAGTCTTAAAACTTTAACTAACCCAACAAAAGAAACTATTGTCTTTAGGGACACCACGGCTAACTATTTGATATTTGCCAGAGGGGAGTCTGGGTACTCATACACGACTGATGCCTCTACGTTTACAGACATGGACGTTAGTGCTGGTGCTGCAAGGAATGTCGAATACTTTGCTGTCTGGCATGGACAGCTATGGGGCATAGACCAAGAAGGCGTTCTAAAACAGTGGGCTTCTGGACCAACTGCTAACCCTACAGAGAAGGCTGCGCTACCGCTTCCAGACGATTACGTCACATCCCTATTCGTCTACCGGGATGCTGCGGGTACTCCAATTATTTATGCAGGTACAAAGGTTGGGCTTTGGGCTTACGATGAGACTAACAACCGCTGGGAAGAAACAGAACTAAGGCTTCCGTTCCACTCCAACTCTGGTAAGGGGACAGTTGTTTGGCGGGATGCTGTCTACTACCCTGCTGGCAACGCTATCTATAAATATCAAACAGGTGCTAACACAGCAGTAGTAAGCCTTGTTGGTTTTGACCGTGACCACGGTATTCCTGAAGCTTACGCAGGTCAGGTTATAAAACTAATCGGAACCCACAATGATTTACTTGCGTTTGTAAATGCAGATATAGATACAAGTTATACCGTTTTCGCCACTGGTAGACAGTCTTCAGGTATGGGTGGAGCCTCCGCTGTTGTTTCTGGTACAGGAACCTCTGCTATTTTGGGCTACAACGAAACAGCTTGGGAAGTAAAGTGGACAGGCGACGATAACACAGGGCTTGAGAACGCTCATGTAGGGTTTGCCTATAACGAATACCGAATGTGGTTTGGTGTTGGGAATGCTCTTTACTGGACAGCCATATCGCCTGATGTAATAAACCCTGACGAAATTTCAACATTCCAGTACGCAAGTAGCGGAACAATGGAAACACCTTGGTTTGACGGAGGAGATGCTGCTGGTAACAAGACAGCCATTTCTTTAAGAGCCGTTACATCAAGTTGTTCTGCTGATGTAAACATAGCTATTTCTTATGCGACTAATTTTAACGAGTCATACACATCGCTTGGGACAATTACTACTAACGGTACAACCACCTATGATTTTGCTTCTGGTGTAGGTGTTGAGTTTGCATCTATCAAGTTCAAGGTAACTCTGACGAGTAATTCAGTTTTATCTAGTCCTGATCTAAACCTAATAGAACTTAGGTGGAGAGAAAAGATTCCACCGAAGTATGGATTTAGCGTGACCATAGATGCTAATAAAACCTTTAGGGGCAAAACTCCTAAAGAATTATTAGACAACATAACAACTGTTATTAACACCAACACACTTGTTGCATTTACTTACAGGGACAATGATTCCGACAGGACTTATTACGTTGATTTGATAAGTGCTTCCGGTTTTGAATTTACTGGTTTAGATGAAAGAGGTCAGATACAAATCCAGTTGGTTGAAACGTAATGGCTGAAAGCATTGACACGATTGTCACACCAGAATGGTGGGCAGGCAGTGGTCCTGAGTATTTATGCTGGCAAGCATTACTAAAATTAGGACTCAAGCCAAATATAGATTTTTCGTATCAGTCTCAACTATCTGGTGGCAGGCAATCAAAAGGGGGGAGGGTCGTTGACTTTGAGATATACAATCCCCCTAACATTGCGATAAATGTACAGGGAGTGTTTTATCATTACGAAAAAGGTGCAGCGGTAAGACAGTCAGACATTCTTACCAGAGAGTACCTAGCGACATTGGGAATAAAACTAATCTTTATTGACGAGGACGATTTGATAGATGATGCAAGGGCTATCGTAGGAGATGCCTTAGCAGGAATAGACCGATCAAGGTTTGGCAGGTAATTAACTATGGCGATGACCCTAACTGGATTCGTTTACGACAACGCTGGCAACGCCATTTCTGGCGCAACAGTTCAGGGTTACGTTAGCGCGGATAATGCAACAACAACTGCTGAATCTTCTACCACCACCGACTCTAACGGTAAGTGGTCTATCACAACTTCAACTGCTTCCCGAATCCCTATGGATGTCAAGATCACTTATGGGTCTAACGTCCGTTGGATAAAAGCTGGTGACAAAGTAAACGTCACAGACATGACGGTTACAGGAA